AGGATCAGGCGATAGATTACCCCGGCGACCTCGGTTTCGCGTATGTTGCGGCATTGCAGGACGCGCAAATCACATGGGGCCGCTGATGATAGCACGCCGCGAAGATTGGCCGTCGAGGCTCGCCGCCGCGCTCGAGGATGCGCGCGACAAGCCGTTCGAGTGGGGCCAGCACGACTGCGGTCTCTTTGCGGGCGACTGCGTGCTGGCGATGACCGACACCGACCCGGTGGCGCTCTATCGCGGCCAGTACACCGACGAGGAGGGCGCGCGCGCCACGATGCTCGCGCTGTCCGGCGGCGGGCTGCGCGCGGTGTGGAGCAAGGCTCTCGGGCCAGCGATGAACAACACGCTGATGGCGAAGCGCGGCGACGTCGTGCTGGTCACCACCGACTACGGCGAGACCGAGGCCACCGGGATCGTCGCAGGAGCGCGTGTGGCGTGCCTTTCGCAGTCGGGGCTACTGATGATGCCTTCGCGCTGCATCGTCGCTGCCTGGGGCGTCTGATGCCGTTTGTTGTCCCGGCTATTGCCGCTGCGGTGAAAATCATCGGGATTGGCGGCGTCGTTTCCGCCAGCCTCGTCGGAATAGTGGGCGGACTTGCGGTTGCAATGACGCTCTCGGCCATCGCCGGGGCGATCTTCCGCCCCAAGCGGCCAAAGCTCTCCGACCCCTTCGCGGGCGCGCAGCGCACGCAGACCGTGCGCGAGCCGATCACGCCGTGGCGCGTGGTCTATGGTCAGGTGCGGACCGGCGGTGCGATCACGTTCCTTCACACCACCGACTCCAATTCCAAGCTCCACCTCGTCATCACGCTCGCCGGTCATGAGTGCGAGGAGATCGGCGACATCTACTTCGATGACGAAATCGTCCCGCTTGATGGCAGCGGCAACGCTACGGGCAAATACGCCGGATACGTCCGTGTTCAGAAGAAGCTCGGCACCGACGGGCAAACGGCGTTCGCCGACCTCATCACCGAGGCGTCCGACAAGTGGACCGCTGACCACCGGCAGCGTGGTCGCGCGTGCATCTACGTCCGCTTGACGCACAATTCCGACCTGTTCGCATCCGGCATCCCGAATATCACGGCGGTGCTGAAGGGCAAGAAGGTCTACGACCCTCGCACATCCACGACCGCGTGGAGCGCGAACGCGGCGCTCTGCTTGGCCGACTACTTGACCGACCCGATACGCGGTCTCGGCGTGGACTACGCCACGCGCATCGATGAAGCCGACCTGATCGCCGCCGCGAATATCTGCGACGAAAACGTAACGCTGGCGGCGGGCGGCACCGAAGACAGATACACCATGAATGGCACCTTCGACACCTCGCAGCGCCCGCGTGACATCATCGCATCGATGACTGGCGCAATGGCTGGCCGCGCGTCGCTGGTCGGCGGGACATGGTCGATCTTCGCGGGCGCATACACCGCACCGACCATCACGCTGACCGAGGCTGATCTGCGCGGGCCAATCCGCGTGTCGTCGCGACTGAGCCGTCGCGATCTCGCCAACGGGGTCAAGGGGACGTTCGTCTCGCCTGACAACAAGTGGCAAGCCTCGGATTTCCCGCCGGTCTCGAATGCCACCTACGTCTCCGACGACGGCGGCGAGAAGCTCTGGCGCGATATCGATCTCCCCTTCACGACCAGCGCGGCTACCGCGCAGCGCATCGCGCGCATCGAGCTACGCAAGGCGCGGCAACAGATCAGCGTGCAGCTGGCGGCGAAGCTCACCGCGTATCGGCTGGTGCCTGGTGACGTCGTCGGCCTGACCAACACGCGCATGGGCTGGACGGCGAAGCCCTTCGAGGTCACCGGCTTGCGCTTCGTCACCGATGGCGACGGCAGTCTCGGCGTCGATCTCGATCTGCGCGAGACCGCCTCGACCATCTACGACTGGACGGCGGGCACCGACGAGGAAGAAGTCGATCCCGCGCCGGACACCGATCTGCCGAACCCCTTCAGTGTCAGCGCGCCGACGTCGCTGGTCCTGGCGAGCGGCGACGCCGAGATCCTTCAGCTGGCCGAAGGCTCGGTGATCAGCCGCATCAAGGCCACATGGACCGCGCCGAGCGATGCGCGCGTGGCGAACTACGAACTCGCCTGGAAGAAGAGCGCCGAAACCGACTGGGATAGCGTCCTGTCCTCGGCGTCGGTCACCGTCGGCTACGTCGCGCCAGTCGAGGACAGCACGGCCTACGATGTGCGTGTGCGTTCGATCTCGGGCCTCGGCGTGGTCTCGGGCTGGGTGACGGTGACGGGCCATGTCGTCGAAGGCAAGAGCGCGCCGCCGCCGCGTCCTGATACGTTCCAGGTCGCGCGTATTGCGGACGGAACGCGGCGCTTCACCTGGAGCCTCGCGAGCCTCCCGGCGGATGTGCGATCCGGCGGCGGCTACCGCATCCGCTACAAGACCAGCAGCACGACCGACTGGTCCTCGATGACGGCGCTGCATGAAGGGCTGCTCATCTCATCGCCGTACGAGACGGCGGATCTCGCCAGCGGAACATATTGGTTTGCCATCAAGACCGTGGATAGCTCGGGCAACGAAAGCACCGACGCGCGCTTCATCGCGTCCGCCGTGCTCGGCGATCCGCCACTGCGTGATGTGCTGCTCCAGCGGATCGAACAGTCGCTCGTATGGCCGGGGACGAAGACGTCGTGCTTCCTCGACCGAGATAACGCGCTCCACGCGACCAGCAGCCAGAACTGGTCGAACCTCCCGAGCGCTTGGTCGAGCCTTGCCGCGACCTGGGACAACATCCTTAACAACAACAGCCCGATCCGATACGAGACGCCGGTCCTCGATCTCGGGGCGGATGTCAATTTCACACCGCTCGTCACTGCTGTCGCCAACGGCACGGTGACGCTGGAGATGAAAACGGGCACTCAAGCCGATGGCACCGTCACCGGCTCCTGGGTCGCGCTGGCGCTGGTCGAAGGCAAACGCTACGTCCAGATCCGCGCCTCGGTGTCTGACACGACGCCGGTCCTGTCTGGCCTGACGACAATCATCTCTTCGTCGTCGTATACGGACACCTACGAGGACGTGAACACGGCGACCGAGACGGCGTCGTGGTTCTCTTCGGTCGCGGCGGGTCATTTCAAGATCGGGGCGCGCGGCCAGCTGGCGGCGATCAGCACCGCGCGTATCCTGGCCTTGCAGAACGTCGGCGCGGGCTGGTCGTGGGAGTTGATCTCCAAAACGCAGACAGTAAACAGCGAGCCAGCGGCTGAATTTAAAGTGTATAATTCTTCTGGTACATTGAGCAATGCTACAATCGATGTAGAGCTGCGAGGGCCACAGGCATGACGCTCCCGACGAACGCATCCAAGGCGAACTTGGACAGCGCGACGGACGATCCGAAGCTCGCGCGTCCTGACCTCGCGGACCTGGTGGACAAGTTCAATGACTTGCTCACCCACCTCAATCTCAGCACGATCACCAGCGGGCCAGCGTCGATACCGCTCTCGTTGGCAAACGGCGGCACGGGCGCGGCGACCGCCGCAGCAGCGCGCACCAACCTCGGCGTCGAGGACGCCACCGAAAGCGCCGCCGGTCGCATCGAGATCGCGACGCAGACCGAAAGCAACAACGGCACCGATGACACGCGCGCGCTGACGCCGCTGAAGCTCGCGAGCATCTCGCCGGCGTCGGTGACCTACTCGACCAGCGACCAGATCCTCATCCTCGACGCAAGCGACAGCAATAAGCTGAAGCGCGCGACGGTGACGACGGGCAAGGTTCTCCAGGTCATCAACACGACGAGCAGCGCCGTCGCCACGAACACGACGGCGATGCCCTACGACGACACCATCCCGCAGAACACGGAAGGCGCGGAACTGATGACGGCGACGATCACGCCGTCGAACTCGAGCAACAAGCTTCGCATCGACGTCACCGTGTTCTGTGCCTCGTCGTTCGGCGACATGGTGGTCGCGCTGTTCCAGGACAGCACCGCGAATGCGCTGGCGGCGGGCGGGCATGACATCATCAACCGCGCCAACGCGATGATCGAGATATCGTTCAGTCACTACATGACCGCCGGCACGACGTCCGCCACGACGTTCAAGGTGCGCGGCGGGCAGAGCAATGCGGGATCGACCTTCACCTTCAACGGCGACAACGGCGCGCGGCTGTTCGGCGGCGTCATGTCGTCCTCGATCACCGTCACCGAGATCGCAGCATGAGCGATCACATAGACCCGCGCGATTTCGGTCGCCTAGAAGCCGAGGTCGCCGCGCTCAACAAATCTGTCGAGGCGATGGCCGCAGACCTCAGGGCCGTGCGTTCTGCACTCGACGCAGCGGGCGGTGGCTGGCGGGTGCTGATCGCTGTCGGCGCGGTATCCGGCGCAGTGACGGCGCTGCTGGTCAAGCTCCTGCCATTCCTGCCGCTGCGCTGATGCCGACGCCGCCGATCTCGCGGGCCGAGGCTCACCGCCGCATCGACGCCATCGAACAGGCGCTGCGCGAGGGCGGCACTCCAATGGGGGTGATGTCGAGGCCAGGGACTCGGTCCGCCGCGCGTGTCGCGTGGGACCGGCTCGGTCTGCGGCAGAGCGTGGACAGGGCGTCGGTGGAAAAGATTGAGGCGGCAGCAGGTCGGCAGATCGACTGGTCTCTGTCGCCCGACGCCCGAATCGCCAACGATGCGACGCCGAGGCCGCGCTTTGATCCGCCGTCGATCCCAGACGCAGACGTCCCGGTCGAAGAGCTGATCGAGAAGCTTGAGCGCAACTATCGCCGCCGTGCCGAGCACAAGGCAGCGAAGACATGGGCGCGGTTCACCCTGCACGACGACGGTCCGTATTGCCTCGCGGTGGTGGGCGATCCGCACCTCGATGACCCAGGCACCGACTGGGGGCTGCTGCGCCAGCATCACAAGCTCATGCGCCGCGCGCATGTCCATGGCGTGTGCCTTGGCGACGTCGTGAACAATTGGGCGGGCCGCTTGCAGCGCCTCTACGCCGAGCAAGAGGTGACGCGCACACAGGGCTGGAAGCTCGCGCAGTGGTTCTTCGTGACGGTGCCGTGGCTGGTAATCTGCAAGGGCAACCATGACCTGTGGTCAAGCTCGCACGGCACGGGCGATCCGCTCGACTGGATGTCGCGCGGTGGAGCCATGCTCGAGGACTGGTCTGCGCAGTTCGAGGTCGCGACGCCAGCGGGCCACGCCGTCCGCATCTGGGCGGCGCACGATTTCAAAGGGACGTCGATCTACAATCCGCTGCACGGGCCGATGCGCGCGGCCAAGTTCAGCGGCGGAGATGCTGACGTCTACGTCGCGGGCCATCAGCACCATTGGGAACTATTCAACGGCGAAGACGCGAACAAGTCGTCGCGTCCGTTCTGGCTCGCGCGGGCGCGCGGATACAAGTTCCTGGACGCCTACGCCGACCAGCACCAGTTCGGCTCTCAGAAGCACGGCGCGACGATTGGCATTGTGGTCGATCCGACACGCGAGGGACCGGCGGCTCTGCATTGCTATGCCGACCTGGCCGAAGCCGTCGAGATCATGGAATGGAAGCGCGCGCGGTGGGAGGCGGCAGCATGCCACGACGCAAAGCCGGATACGACGACCCCGACTGGCAAGAAGCCGCCTCGCACACGGGAGAGATGATGCAGGGCTCCATCCATGAGCTACGATCCTCCGATCCGCCAGGAAAGCCGTTTGAGCCGCAGCGCGGGCCGCTCGGCTTCTGCATCGACCCGGCGGCGTATCGCGCCGGCGGTCGTCGTCGTCGCGTGGCTGCGCGTCGGCGAACCGATCCCTGATGGCTGGCGCGTCGCCGCGCAACGGGTGACGCATCACCATCGACATGCCTTCCTCATCGAACAGGTGACACCATGATCGCAGCCCTCCTTCCCGCGCTCGTTCCCATCTTGGGCAAGGCTCTCGGAAATCTCATCCCCGACGCCACAGCCCGCGCCCAGGCCGAGGCCGAGGTCGCGAAGCAGCTGCTCGCGTCCAGCGCAGAACTTGAGCGCGCGGCGGGCGAGATTGTGCTGGCCGAAGCACGCAGCGAGCATTTCCTGGCCGCGTGCTGGAGGCCGATCTTGATGCTGACGTTCGGCGGGCTGATCGTGGCGCGCTGGCTCGGCTACAGTGCGCCGGGCATCTCGGAGGCCGAGGTGTTGAAGCTCTGGGACATCGTGCAGCTTGGACTCGGCGGCTATGTCATCGGACGCAGCGCCGAGAAGATCGCGCCGCAGATCGTGGCGGCGATCAAGAAATGAGCCTGACGCCGCGCGACCGGAAACGCCTAGAAGGCGTCCATCCTGACCTCGTCCGTGTGGTCGAGCGCGCGTCGCTCGGCAAGGTGCGCTTCATCGTCACCGAGGGTCTTAGGACGATGGAACGCCAGGCGCAGCTAGCGCGCGAGGGCCGCTCGCAGACCATGCGCTCGCGGCACCTCACCGGCCACGCGGTCGATCTCGCGGTGCTTGATGAGGCGGGCAAAGCGCGCTGGGATGCGCCGGCATACCGCACGCTCGCCGCCGAGGTGAAGGCGGCGGCGGCGGTGGAGGGTGTGCCTGTCGAGTGGGGCGGGGATTGGCGAAGCTTCTTCGACGGGCCGCATTTTCAGCTGCCGTGGGCGAGTTATCCGGCCTAGCTATATCCCGACTTGTCGCGCGCCTCGATCTCCATCGGGTGCCGCCAGTATCCATACCGCGCCAGCCACCAGAGATACCGCGCCGTGAAGCCTAGCGCGCCGTACCGCTCGATCTGCTCTAGGTGAACCTCCTCATGCGCGACGAGCCCGTGGTCCGGTGGCCACGTCGCGTAGTAAGCGACGCGCCAGGGCATCGTGATCGCCTCGTAGCCGGTGGCGCGCAGCCACCAGCGGATGACGAGCGGGGCGGGGCGGTGTGTCATGGGGTGGCCGCATCGTGGATGACGTACTTTTCGAAAATCCAGACGTCATCAACCCAGATCCCGGCAAACTTTTTGTCGTGCTTCTGGGCCGTGATGTAGGCGGCGCATTGTTCTGCCAACTTTCGGTCAGCATAGACCCTGTAGACCCAATCTATGGTATCCAAGTCGATGGAGCATCCCTTGATAACCACGAGCCAGACGACGTTCTTGGTCATGGCTTGGCCTCCTCGTCTAAGACATACTCGTCTGAGATCCAGGCGTCATTAACCCAAATCCCGTCGAACTTCTTGTCGTGATTTTGGACCGCGATGTATTTGAGACATTGTTCTGCCAACTTTCTGTCAGCATAGACCCTGTAGACCGTCCTCCTGGTATGTCCTTCAATGAAGCATCCCTCGATGAACACCAACCAAACGACTTTCTTGGTCATGGCTTGACCTCCAGCGCGGCGCGGGTCGCACGCAGATGACCTATGGTTAATACACTACCCCAAGCCAGATGATCGTCGTCACCCTCTGGCGGATCATACCTATCAGCCTCGGCGGATAGTGGAGCCAACAACCCCTCCAGCACCGCCACGCGGGCGCGCAGCCGCTCGATCTCGGCGGCGGCTTCGCCGATCACGCCGACACGTCCAAAGTCCGTCATGAGATCTGGCGGGACGCGCAGTTTCTTTACGATATCTTCGCTCATGGCATCGTCACCAAAATTGCAGGGGATACACTCAGTAAGCTCGACAGAAGCCACAGCATCATCCCGCTGATCGCGGCGGCGTATGACGCCTTCAGAATGCGCTCGCTCAAATCAAGGAGCGCGCCCAAGACCATCGCGGCTATGCCGCCGAATACCAGCACACTCCCGGCCAGGAAGATCATGGCTTGGCCTCCAGCGCGGCGCGAGCCTCCTCAATCGGCAAAGCGGGGACATTAACGTAGACAGACCGCCGCATTTGCGCTTCCACGGTCATACCTCCCGCGCCACGTTCAACTGTGTAACCAGCATCGCAAGCGTCCAACACAGATTTCAGCGCAGTTCGCAGCCGCTCGATCTCGTCAGCGAGCTTGCAGTACAACGCGCCGTCAGCCAGACGGTCGTCGCGATACGCAGCACGAGCCATCGCCACGATGTCCTCGATGTCGTCGCTCATGGCTCATCTCCCGCATCTGGCCCACAGTCATCAGCCTCAGACTTTCTCTCTACGATCTTCAAGATGTTAAGGAGATGTCCGGTTGTCAGGGGAATCGACCCATTTCGTTTCACCGATTCCTGCATCACCTCGATTAGACGCTCTAAGTCGCTCATGGCTTGGCCTCCAGTGCGGCGCGGACACGCTCGATCAGCCTGTCGCACGCATCGGGATTGCCCGCCAGCATGACGCGGATATGATCGTTGTTTCTGCCCGCAACGTATTCAAAGAGATCTTTCAACATCGCCACGCGGGCGCGCAGCCGCTCGATCTCGGCGTGCGCCGCCGCTGCCTCGGCGCAATGCTGCGTCAGCCCCTGGTTTCGGGCGCAGCCACCGGCGCGCAAACGCCTGATCTCATTCCTGGCATCGATCAAGAGCGCGAGATCGATGTTCCTCGCGCGCCAGACCAGCGGATGCGAATAGACCTCGTCGGCCGGTATCAAGCTGTCGATGCGTGAGACGACGTCGTCCGGCTGGACGAGCGGCTGGCCGTATGTTGGATCGCTCATCGCCCATCCTCCGCTTCCACGACCGCCAGCCCCGCGCGCCGCACGGTCTCCAGCGTGTCCTTCCATCGCTCGATGGCGTGGTGACGAAAATGCGGGGTCACCCGCGCCCAGAACTCCTCGCCCACATCCGCCCGCGCGAGGCGGGCGGCGAGGGTGGTGGTGTCGGTGCTGCTCATCGGAACCCTCCCACCAGGACGACCGTCCCCACGACCGCCGCGAGCAGCAGAACGACCGCAATCCAGTATCGCCGCGCGCCGCTGCGTGGCCTGGTCTCCTCCAGCCAGCCGAACGCGAGGCCGGAACGGGCGATGTCGTCGTTTTTCATGTCGTCACCTTTTCGCATAACGAGTATCCAGAAGGGTGATGTCTGCGCGCGGATCTCGCACGATGACCTTGGAGAGGTCACGGCCCTCAATGTAGGCGTTCCAACAGGAGGCGACTGCATTGGCGAGGTAGCCGATTCCGCTTCGCGACACTGGCGCGCGTCGCAGAACCTCGAGCATCTTCTTTCGCGGATCATTCGCCCTCAATCCGTCGTCTTTCGCCGCTTCATTCCAGAACGCCTGGGCATTGTGCGGCGCATCAGCGAACGTCACGATGCCGATTGCCGCGACTTCCCGACGCTCAAACAGCGTCTTTTCCGCCGAACCATGTATCGCGGCGAAGTATTCCCGCGCTGGCTTCTGCCATTTTTCCATCTCTGCATGGCGCGCTTCAGCCGACTTGCTGTCATAACTGTTGCCGGAAATTGATTTTGATTGCAGACCAATCCGAAGCAAGACGGCGGCTTGAGAAAAGACCTTCAGGTCCGTTTGAGACATTTGATTATCGCGCGCGATAAGGCCGAGAGCCTTCATCGCGTCAACCATGTTCCTTTGCCTTCCGCGATCGATGCGCGCATAGACCCTCGCGACATCTTCGTCGGATTGGCATTTGGTATACACGACGACCATATCGACGGTCGTTTCGCCGCTCGCGATAGCGTGCAATCTGTGCTGTCCGTTGAGCAGAACCCACGGCGTATTGGGACTCATACCGAAGCGGATTGGCTCTCCGCCGTCAAACTCTCCGGCCTTCATCGTGTCTCGCAGAAATTGAACGTGATGAGCGGACACGCTTCGCTGGAGCGAAAAGTTTAGTTCCAGCATCGACCGCGCTGTCCTCGGATCAATGGTCGTAACGACCGCCTTGTGCTCCATCTGCTTCTCCATCTGAAATACCGGGAAGCCGCCCGGCGCGCTCACCACATGAACGACGGCGGGTGACGCCGTCTTAGTCCTTTCGCCCCTGCGCCGCGCGTCGCGCGGCCTGTTGGCGCTCGCTCTGGCATTCCTGCCAGATCAAGCGAATGTGCACCGGCAACATCTGCCGGATGGCCTCCGCGTGCTGGAGGCACTCTGCCCTGGTCTGAGCGGGTATCTCGACGCCGCCGCAGTGGCGGTCGATCCCGTGCTGGCCGGTGCAGAGTACGCCGAGCATGAGCCACGGGGTCAGGTCAGCCACAGCAGCACCGTCCACATCGCCGTCCAGATGCCCGCCGTGGCGGCGGCGAACTCAACCGCGCGAGCCATCGCGGACCTCCTCGATACGGGCCAGCTGCGCCGTGGTCTCCTCGGTGATGATCTCGGAAACATCGCTCATGATCCGACGCATCAGCACTTCGGCGTCGATCAGCGGCGCTCCCGGCGTCTCATCGGCCAGTCGCACAATCCGGCGGCAGAGCTTCAGCACCGCGACGCCGCACGCGGTGATCGCCTCGGCCTCGGCCAGTCGGACGTCGAACTCATCGCTCGACATTGAGAGCCTCCCGCGCCCGGGCGAGATCGGCGCGGCGTTGCGCGACCGCCTCGGTGATGATCGCCGCGAGCCGCTCGGCATCCGGGGCGTCGAGATGCAAAGTGACCTGCGTCTCGGCGCAGCGGATGATCATGGCTGTCGCGAGGTATTCCCGCGCGCCGGCCTCGACCGCCTCGTCGGCGGGCCAGATCCAGCGGACGCTGAGCGTCTCGCCTCGGTTGAGATGTATCCCGGTGCCGGGCATGTGTCGTCCTCCTGTTGCTGGCGCGCCACCCTGGCGCTCCCTGCTGCCGCCCGCGTGGAGCGGTAGCCGGGAGGGTCAGGCGTTGCGGGTGGCGCGCCGCTTGACGTAGGCGATCTGCCTGGGGGTCAGGCTATGGCACGTCGTCCAGTGACCAGCCACGTCATCCCAGACGATGACCGCGCCGTCGGCGGTGACTCGCGCGACGTAGCCCCATTGGGGCGAGCCGGCGAAGGGGTGTCCAGACAGGACTGCTACATCGTCACTCATGGCTTTCATCACCCTATCCATGGCTTTCATCTCCCTCTGTCTGATCGATCAGGCCGCGACGAAGCGCGACACCAACACCCACTCGCCGTGCGGCGGGAGCACATTGTTCGCCGGGTCGTACTCCTGCTCGGCGTCGGTGATCTCCGCGCGCTCGATCAGCGTCGAGCGGTCGCTCGCGTCGTAGGTGCGGCACCAGAGAACGCCCGCATCCCAGTCGCAGCGATAGCTGACGCTGACGATCTGGCCCGCGTCCTGCGGCATCTGTTCCCATTTGGTCATCGGCTTGTCCTCCGTTGCGGCCGGGTCGGCCGGTTGCGATGGGGTAAAAGTAGTCGAGAGTGACAGGGTCGAGGAGTGCTGTTTCCTCGACCCTGCTATGTGTCAGGCGCGCGCCGCCCATTCCTTCAGAGTGCGCTCCTGAGCGATCGCCAGCAGCATCGGCAGAAGCGCCGTCAATTCAGCAACGTGCCCATCGTTGCGCCCGCGCAGCGCAAGAGCGTTGCGAATGTGCCGCAGCGCGATCTGCTTTTCCGCGCAGGAGATCGTGCGAGAGAAGGCGGCGCGGTACTGGTGAAGCGACTGGGGCATGGAAGCCTCCCTGGAGGTGGCGCCGCAGCGCCGGTTTCGGTGGATTCGATGAACAGGAATATAAACGTCCTGTTTCATGACGCAACACAATCTGCCATGCAATCCCCGCATGGCGCTATGCGTTTGGCGCTTGACGGGCTAAACGGCGGGTGTATCCTCGCCGCATGACAGTCGCTCAACTCGTTTTCCACCTCGGCGGCAACACCGCGCTCGCGCGCGTCCTCGGCATCTCGCCACAAGCGGTGTCGAACTGGTCCCGACGCGGCGCGATCCCCGCACGTCGCCACTACCAGGTCGCGCGCCTCGCACGGGCGCTTGGCCTCCACATCGATCCCGAGGCGCTGCGATGAGCCTATCAAGAGACATCGCGGACATGGTCCGCAAGCACGGCCAGATGACGGTCCGCGAGATCCTCGCGGCGTTCAAGCATGAGGACGAACAGCGCCTGGCCTACGCGGTGAGCAACGCCGCCTGCAATGGCTGGATTGTCGGGCCGAAATCGCGCGCACTGCTCCCGCATGTCGCCTATCTCGCCGCCCCCGCTCCACGCGCTTCGCTCCGCAGCCCAGACCGGGCAGATGAGGTGGCGATCAACTACGAGAAGCAGGACGAGCGGTGGCGCTCTCAAGCGGGCGAGATCGAGTACGAGGACCATCCGCGCAGTCTCGCGGCTGCTCGCATCCTCTGGCGAGCAGCGCCGCCCCCGGCTCGGTCTCCGTGCGGATCAAGTGCGGCGTTGATGGCGGCGGCGTCGCCGGGCATCTATAACGAATCCCCAGCGAAATCCTCTACGCCCGTTGACGACGCCGAGGTTCGGCGTCGGACAATGAATGGGCAGAGCCAGGAAAAGATCGCCGCCGCTCTCGGCATCAGCCGCTCGGCAGTCTGCTCGTCTCGACGCAGGACGAGGCGAGAGCGCGGCACGACCTTCGCGGTCAATCGTGGCGGTGGAAAGAGCAATTATGAATGACGACGAACGCGACGAGCCGGGGCGGAAGTGGTTCGGTCGCGAACGCATCGAGCCGCCGTCGCTCCAGTCCTCCCTCGATCTCGACGCCATCGCCGTTTCGTCGTTCCGCCGCACCGCGCTAGGCTGGGGCGGATATCAAGTTCAGCCGCTGAGGAGAGCAGAATGAAGCCACCGAGCATCCTGCGCGAAGCCGAAGAGATCATCTCGGCGGACCGCGAGCGCACGCATGGTCGCCCCGAGGAGAACCTCGCGAACATCGCGACGATGTGGGATGCGTGGTGTCGCGTGTCACGCGACGCGCAGATGACGCCGCATGACGTGGCGATCATGATGGCACTGCTGAAAATCGCGCGCACGCAGACCGGCACATACAATCGCGACGACTACGTCGATGCGGCGGGCTACATCGCGCTGGCTCATCGTCTTGCGGCGGCGGGCCACGAGGAATGATGCGGTCGGTGCGACTGATCCTCCACGGCGAGCCGGCGAGCAAGGCGAACAGCCGCCGCCTCGTCACGATCCGTGGTCAGGCGCGGCTCATCAAATCGCAGAAAGCACTCGACTACGTCGCGGCGGTCAAGGCCACCTATCCACCGCTTGTGCCGCTGCTGGAGGGCGACCTTCGCATGACGGCGGATGTCTACTACGCATCGCGGCGTCCTGATCTCGACGTCTCGCTGATACTGGACGCCCTCCAGGATATCGTCTACCGTAACGACCGCCAGGTGCGCGAGATGCACCTCTATCACCACCTCGACCGCGAGAACCCTCGCGCCGAGATAACCCTTGAGGAGATGCACGATGACCAATGACGATCTGTCCCGTTTCGCCGACCGGATCGAAATGGCGATCCAGGGCATTGAGGATGCGCGCGAAGATCTAGCGGCGATCAAGGCCGAAGCGACGGCGGCGGGCTACGACGGCGGCGCGCTGGTCAAGGTCGTGGAGATGCGGCATTCCGAGAAACGCCGACAGAAGGAAGAAGCACGCCTCGCGCTGGTCCGGCTCTACGCCGACCGGCTGGGCGTGCAGCTGCGCCTCGACATCTGACAAGACGGGCCGAGGCTCCTCCCTGCGCGCGGCCGGCGGGCCGCGCCTCCCAAGCGGTCCAGCGTGCTTCAGCGCGTCAACGCCTCCCTCGGCTTACCATGCAAAGGGCGATGGCTGCTCCCGCCACCTTATCAACCCGTATCGAGGACACATCATGTCAGGCTTGCTTCTCCACCGTATCCCGCACGTTTCCGCGTCGTCCCTCAACCTGTTCGCCGCCGAACCGGCGCTCTGGGTGATGGAGCGTCTGGTCGGAAAGAAGGGCCGCGTCGGTCCCGCCGCGCATGTCGGCACCGCCGTCGAGGCGGGCGTCGAGTCGGCGCTGCTCGGGCGCGCGAACAATATTGAGGCCGCATCGGCACTCGCAGCGGCGCGCTACGACGAACTCTGCGACGACGTTGACGCACGCGCGAAGATCGACTCCATGCTGCGCCAGGCATGGAGCGCGCTTGCGCCCTACGGACAGCCGGATGTCCCCGAGGACGGTCGGCAGCACCGCGTCGAGGTGGCGCTCGATGGCGTGCCGGTGCCGTGCATCGGATACACCGATTTCGTGTTTCACCAGCACGGCTGCATCATCGACTTGAAGACGTCCAGCACGCTCCCCTCCTCCATCAAAGTCGCCCACGCGCGACAGGGCGCGGTGTACGCGCGAGCGTTCTCGAACTACTCGATGCGCTTCGCCTACTGCACCCCGAAGAAATCCGCCGTCTACATCCTGGAGAACCCGGCGGATCATCTCGCGGCGCTGGCAAACATCGCGCGGCGGCTCGACACGTTTCTTTCGGTGTCGGCAGACCCGCAGGAGCTCGCCGCAATCGTCTGCCCCGATTACGACAGTTTCTATTGGAGCGATGCCCAGACCCGTGCGAATGGGCTGGCCCTATTCGGCTTCTGAGCCGATCCGCGACTGACGGTATCAGTCAGGTCAACTGCACACGCAAAAGGAAAACGGAAATGGCTCTCGGTATCCCCACCAACCAGAACCGCACACCCATCGTCAAATACGACGCCCGCGCGGGCCGGTGGTTCCGCGTCGATGGCAAGGACAGCGTTGTCGATATCTCCAACGGCTTCGCCGCCGTGTTCGACTTGGCCCAGATCGACATCGGCTGGGCGCTGTTTGCCGCTGGCGCGCCGCCCTCGACCTCGTTCGCGCGCGTTCCCGCGCCGATGCCGCCGCAGCCGAGCCCCGATCACAAGCGGTCGGTCCGGCTCATGCTCAAGCTGTCGAAGACCGCCGGCGGCGATGTCCGCGAGGTACTGACCCAGGCGGGCATCGTCCAGGCGGCGATTGACGCGCTCCACGACGCCTACATGGCCGCGCCCGAGGCGAAGGAGGGCAAGCTGCCGGTGGTGGCATGCCCGAGCACCGAGGCCGTCGTTCAGGCGATGGGCAACGGCGCGAAATCGACCAACTACAAGCCCGTCCTCCAGATCGTCAACTGGGTGCCGCGTCCGGCGGATCTGCCGCTGACCTCGGGGCCGGTTCCGGTCGCTGTCGCTGGTCCTGCGCCGGTCGCCGCGCCGCCGTCCACCGGTTCGACGGTCGCCGCGCCGCCGCAGCCGAAGGCGGCTCCGGTGCCGCCGCCTCCCGCGCTCGGTGACGACACCGAGTTCTGATATCGAGATCCGCGCGGCCCTCCCCGCGCTGGTGCCGGTGTCGCCTACCGGCGGGCAAAGTGGCGAGCGAGCCGGGGCGACATCCCCGGCATCGGTCTGCCCAGACCGGACAGGAGGCACGCATGACACCGACACCGCAGACGCCGCTCGAAGCGGCGCTCGATTACTACGACCGGGGGCTGATGCCGATCCCGGTGCATCGCGTCATCGCGCATCGTGAAGGCAAGCCGATCTGCTCCTGCGGCGCGCGCGATGGCTGCGCGAGCCCAGGAAAGCACCCGACGATGGCATGGTCGCAGTTCCAGAAGCGCCGCCCTCCTCGCGAGGAGGTGGCCGAGTGGTGGTCGGGCGACCGGGCGCGATACGGCGTCGGCATTCTGACGGGTTCGGCCAGCGGCAACATCTTCGTCCTCGACGTCGATGTCGGCCCAGGCAAGGACGGCGACGATAGCCTCCGCGCGCTCCAGCTGGCTCATGACGATCTGCCCGAGACCGCCGAGGTCAAGACCGGCGGCGGCGGGCTCCATCTATACTTCCGCGCGCCACCTGGCGTCGCCGTGGTGCGGAACAGCGCGAGCAAGCTCGGACCCGGTCTCGACATCCGAGGCGAGGGCGGCTTTGTGGTCGCGCCGCCGTCCTTCCATGCCTCGGGCCAGCCTTACGTCTGGTCCTGGACCAACACGCTGGCCGAAGGCATCGCGGATGCGCCGGCATGGCTGCTCGATCTGGTCCGCGCCGAGCCGGTGATCGGGGCGACGCCGCGAGATCGGGTTGCGTCGTCGCCGCCTGTAGCGTCTCCGGTCGGTGCCGGAAGCCTCGGGGTGCTGCCGCCGCCGGTGGAGGACGGGCGCGAGGAGTACATGCGCGACACCGTCTTCGCGGTCGCGCTGGAGTTGACCGGCCAGCATGGCGCGTGGCCTACCGCCGAGGAGGTCTACGAGATAGCCTGGCCGCAGTTCCTGCGGCGCGTCGATCTCTCGAGGCCAGGACGGATCAGCCGCGACAACGCCGAGCAGGAGATGAGGGCGAAGTGCGCGCAGATCGCCGCCAAGGCCGAAAGCGGCGGGCTGGGGCGGCTGGAGGATGTCGTCGCGGCCTACCAGAGCAAGCGACGCGAACAGCCGCGCCAGGGGCCGGGAAATCGGCAGGAGGAGGCGGCGGGGGAGGCTCGGCAGGAACAGGCCCAGACGCCGCGACCGCCGACGCACTTCCCGCTCGTCTACTCTGACGAGATTCACGCGGGCGACGCCGCGCTCGACTTCGTCGAGGGGCTGTTGGTCGAGGGCGGGATGTCGGTCTGGTACGGCGACAGCAATGTGGGCAAGACATTCGCCCTCCTCGACGTCGCCATCCATGTCGCCCTCGGGCGTCCGTGGCGCGGGCGCGAGGTCGATCAAGGCGCGGTGGTCTATTGCGCGCTGGAGGGTATCGCCGGCATCAGGAACCGTATCGCCGCCTGGCTCAAGCACTACGGGATCACGCCGGATCGCCGCGCTCTGCCTCTGGTGGTCATCCCCTCGGCCATCAACATGCTCGATCCCCAGGCCGATGTGCCGGGGCTGATCCAGTCGGTTCAAGCCGCCGAGGCTGAACTCGGACGGTCAGTGAAGATGCTCTGCCTCGACACGCTCAGTCGCGCGCTGGCCGGCGGGAACGAGAACTCTCCCGAGGACATGGGCGCGCTGGTCCGGTCATCGGACCTCGTCCGGCAGACCACCGGATCGCACCTAGCCTATGTCCACCATTCGGGAAAAGACACTGCCAAGGGCGCGCGCGGGCATTCGCTGCTCCGCGCGGCCACCGACACCGAGATCGAGATCAGCCGCGCTGAAGGATCGGAGGTCTCGGTGATGCGGGTGACAAAGCAGCGCGAGCTTGAGAGCGGTGACGACGTGGCCTTCCGGCTGGAGGTCGTCACCCTCGGGGTCAACCGTAGGGGCAAGCCGCTGACCAGCTGCGTCGCGGTCGAGGCTGATGCGCCGCCGGAACCCGAGCGGCGTGGTCGCATCAGCGGAGCACCGGCAATCGCGAGGCAAGCCCTTGAGGCATGCCTAGCCGAGAGCGGGACAAGGACGACGCGGAGCAATGTCCCGCCGAATGTCCCGGTTGTCCCGGTCGAGATGTGGAGGCGCAAGGCATACGAAATTGGCATCTCAACAGGCGACGCCGAGGCAAAGAAGAAGGCGTTCCAAAGGGCCACCGTAAGTCTCGTCAGTGCCAAAATCGCCGCAATCAGCGATGACGTGGCGTGGCTATGTTGACCGGGACAAATCGGGACAAATCGGGACATGTCCCGTTTCGCAAAATGTCCCGTTACCGGGACATATCGGGACATATCCCTTTAGGGATGTCCCGATATGTCCCGATGACATTGACGGAGGACAGATGAAGAGCGTTTCTGACTACTCCCTCGCCAAAGCCATCCTCGACGGCGTCGACGAAACCATCGCCGCGTCCGAGCGACGGTGGGGCGCGGACCGCCTCCGGCTCCTGGTCGCTGACGACCTCCGAGCACGGTGGGACCGTCAGTGGCAGTCCTGGTGTCGGGCGGTCGAGGCCAACGACCTCGGCGGCATCCAGAAGCACGGCGCGGCGGTCCGGCGGGCGGTCGCCGCACTCGAGGCGGCAGCGGCCGCTGCCGGGGCCGAGCCGCTTGCGCCGGTGGTCTGGGAGGCGACCTACGAGGGCCGGGTGATCGCGGTGGCGCGAACGAGTGCCGAGGCGTATGCCGTGGCGACACAGGGGCGGGGCGTCGAAGTCTGGACGCTAGACGAGCTTGTGCGCGTCGCCCTGCCGAGGACCGCGATGATCGCGGCGGCGAAGGAGGTGTTCCCTGGGGCCGAGGTCGTCTCCTACAAGTCGCCGCCGACTGACTGGGCAAGCGGTGGCGATCCGCTGCCTGATTTCATGACTGCCTGACGCATGGAGACCGAGAACATGGCCCGAGATGCCGACCGACGCTCAATCCGCCCCAGCGGCCGGAAAACCCGCCTTGGCGTCGATCCTGCCGAGCCCGTCATCCCGCCGACCATCGAGCGCGCAAGACACGCCGAGCACGGGATCGAGGTGGCCGAGCCTGAGCGGACCGAGCGGGGCGGTGGCAGGGCCTACACCGACGCGCAAGGGCGGGCGTCGAGGCCATGGAGGGTCGTTGATACGCTGGCGGCGATGGAGCGCCTAGGCACCATCGACGGCGAGCAGAGGGCGGCGGGCGAGAGGTATCGCGCGCTGTTTGAGATCTCGGGGCGAGCCGGGGCATCAGCGACGCGCATCGAGCCTCGGTCGGGCGGCGGCGATCAGGCATCGGCGATCGAGCGGCGAGTGGCCGCAGGACGGGCGCTGGCCGAGGCGGCGCAGCTGCTCGGCGGGCCGGGACCGCTGCATAGCATCGTCGTGGAGATCGTGGGGCTCGGGACGTCCTGCTCGGCCTGGGATCGTGCCCATCGGTGTAGGGAGGGCAGGGCATCGGCCATGCTGGCCGAGGCGCTGGGCATCCTGGCGAGGGAGTGGCGATGACCAAGACGGCACGCTTGACCCGGCGGCGGCGACACCCTACCCTATCCGGTATGATGCGCGAGGCGCGCCGATGAAGACGGTGGGCCAGCCCCTACGAGGGCAAGCGCGACGGACCCTGACGACGGTGGTCGAGGGTCGAGATAGCTACTACGACAGCGTCGAGCACCGGGCCTGGAGCCGCGAGGTACTGCGCCGCGCGGCCGGGATGTGCGCCAGCTGCGGCGCGCTAGATCGGCGACTGGTCGCGGACCACCGCGTTGAGATCCGCGATGGCGGCTCGAGGACGGACCCTGGCAACGGGCAAGCCCTATGCTCGCCCTGCCACGGTCGAAAGACGGCGGCGACGAGAACAAAGCGGCACTCAAGCGTTAACGTCGGTTGAAAGCGACCCGAAACAGGCGTTTAACTGGCCCTTTCTGCCTATGGGGTAGGGGGTGTTAATGTTTGGGGCCTGGGGACGCGCAATGCACAGGGGGCCACCCAGAGACTTTTCCGCCTGGGTAGAGGTTAACGCCAGGCGCTGTAGGGCCAAAACAGGCGATATTTTCAACATTTCGGAGCGAAAACACATGCCACGCGGCGGATACCGACCCGGCGGCAGCGGGCCGCAGCCAGGATCGGGGCGTCCGAAGAAGGGCGAGCAGCCGGTCGCCAAGATGGTGCTGACCGAATCCATGCTCATCGGCATGTCGCCGCTGGAATACATGCTCTCGGTCATGCGCGACCAGTCCGCCGACGCGGCGCGTCGGGACAGGATGGCGCAGTGCGCCGCGCCCTACGTCCACGCTCGGGCCGAGGCGACCGGTAAGAAGGCTCAGGCCGAAGAAATCGCGGCGACCGCCGAACGCGGCACCGACTGGGAGCAGCTGCTGGCGAACTGATGGCCTGGGATACCTCCTGCCGAGACTGGGCTGATCGGCTCCGGTCGGGCCGGTCCCTGGTTCCAGACCTCCCGCTCGACCATGACGCCGCGCGCAGGGCGGCGGGCATATTCGACGCGCTGCGTCTGCCGGATGTCCCCGGCCAGCCGCGCATGAAGGAAGCGGCGGGCGACTGGCAGCGGGACATCGTCAAGGCGCTGTTCGGCTCGGTCGTCAATGGCCAGCGGCAGATCAGGGAATGCTTTGTCCTGGTGCCGAAGAAGAACTCGAAGACGACCGCCGGCGCGGCGATCATGCTCACGGCGCTCTTGGTCAACCAGCGACCGCGCGCCGAGTTCCTGCTCATCGCGCCGACGCAGGAGATCGCGGATCTCGCGTTCGGCCAGGCCGTCGGCATGATCGAAGCGGACCCGGTTCTGGCGAGCAAGTTTCATGTGCAAGGACACCTCAAGAGAATTTCATACCGGCAGACCAAGGCGTTCCTGAAGGTCAAGAGCTTCGATCCGAAGGTCATCACCGGAACGAAGCCCGCCGGCATCCTGCTGGACGAGACGCACGTCATCGCCGAGGCACCGGACGCGGATCGCGTGATCGGCCAGCTTCGCGGTGGTCTGATCTCGCAGCCCGAGGGCTTTCTGATCCAGATCACGACGCAATCCGAGCGACCGCCAGCTGGTGTATTCGCCGCCGAGCTGGCGAAGGCGCGCAAGGTACGCGACGGCACGCTGAGCGCGCCGCTGCTGCCGGTGCTCTACGAGTTCCCGCCGAATGTCGATTGGCAAGATCCATCGAACTGGCATTTGGTCACGCCCAACAACGGCCGCAGCATCACTGTCGAACGGCTGATCCCCGACTACGAGGCGGCGCGCGAAGCGAGCGAGGCCGAACTACGACGCTGGGCATCGCAGCATCTCAACGTCCAGATCGGCGTCGCGCTGCGGTCCGATGGATGGGCCGGGGCGCAGTTCTGGATCCGAGGCAACGGCGGGCCGCGCTCGCTGGACGAGCTACTCGACCGCGCCGAGGTGGCGACGATCGGCATAGACGGCGGCGGACTGGACGATCTGTTCGGATTCGCCGTCATCGCGCGCGAGCGAGACACGCGCCGCTGGCTACTCTGGGCTCATGCGTTGATCAGCCCCGAGGGACTGGACCGCCGTAAGGCGAACGCGGCGCTGTACCAAGACTTCGCGCGCGACGGCGATCTGACGGTGGTCGATGGCCTTCCTGGCGACCTTGAATGGATCAAGGCGCATGTCGGCCTGGTCCTCGACGCCGGATGCCTGGCGATGGTCGGCGCTGACCCTGCTGGCATCGGCGGCGCGGTGGACGCGCTGGCCGAGATCGGCGTGTCGGAAGAGACCAAGCTCCTGGTCGGTGTGCCGCAGGGCATCCGGCTCATGAACGCCGCGAAGACCGTCGAACGCAAGCTCGTCGATGGCTCGCTGAAACACTCTGGAAGCCGCCTCCTCGCATGGTGCGCGGGCAACGCGAAAGTCCGCGCGACATCGACGGCGATGATGATTGAGCGAGCGGCGAGCGGATACGGAAAGATCGACCCACTGATGGCCTCATTCAACGCGGCGCACCTGATGACGCTTAATCCGACCGTCGCCGGCCCGGCGGCGGCGTGGGCGATGCCGTGCTGAGTTGGCTCGACCGGCTGCGTGGCCGGGACGAAAAGAAAGCGGTCGAGTTCACCGAGGGCTGGCTGGACGCGGCCTTTGGCTATTCGCAGTCGTGGACCGGAGAGCCGGTCACCGTCTCAACGGCGCTACAGGTTCCGGCTTTCTATCGCGCGGTCATGGTCATCGCGGATGGATTGGCGCAACTGCCCATCGTTCTGATGCGACCGACCGATGGCGGCATGGAGCCGGCGACGGACCATCCTCTGTTCGACTTGTTCGCGCGCTCGCCGAATGCCTGGCAGGACGCGAGCGAATGGGTCCGAACCACGATGATGCACAAGGCCTCGACGGGCTGTGCGGTGTCGTGGCGCAACGTGGTGAACGGCCAGATCCGCGAGCTGATCCCGATCAGGCCCGATAACGTCCAGATCACCGTCCGGCAGGATCTGGAACTGGAATACACGATCTCGTTCGAGAACAACAAGACGTTGACCCTCGCGCGATCCGAGGTTTTCCATCTTCGCTCGCCGTCGTGGGACAGCGCACGCGGGCTCGATCCGGTGCTGCTCGGTCGCCAGGCACTCGGGCTCGCGCAAGCGAGCGAACGGTCACAGGCGGCGCTGCACAAGAACGGCGTCCGCACGACCGGCCTCTTCACCCTCGACGGCAACCCGTCGCAGGAACAGCGCGATCGGGTGCGCGAGGCCATCGCCTCGATGTACGGCTCGGCCAGCAACACGGGCAAGCCGGTGCTAGCCTCGGGCGCGCTCAAGTTCACGCCCACGCAGATGACCGGCGTCGATGCCCAGCACCTCGAAACGCGCAAGCATCAGATCGAAGAGATCGCGCGGCTGATGGGCGTCTTCTCGATCATGCTCGGCCACGCGGGCAACAACTCCCCGACGTTCGCATCCGCCGAAGCGTTCTTCGCGGCACATGTCCGCTACACGCTCCAGCCCGAGATCAAGGCGATGACCAGCGCGCTCAATGCGCAGCTGCTCACCGACGAGGAGTGGAGCGCGGGCTATCGCTTCACGATGGACACAAGCGAGCTTCTGCGCGGATCGCTCAAGGACCGCGCCGAATACTACGACCGCGCCATTCGCGGCGGCTGGATGACGCGCAACGAAGCGCGCGAGGACGACGGCTGGAACCCGATCGATGGTCTCGACAAGCCGCTGTTCCCGCTCAACATGGGCGAGGTGGTCGGCCAGGGCTCCGACGCGGATGTCGCGCAGCCTGTCGATGTCGAGGACGACGACAACGGCGCGAAGAACCCGTGGAAGCCGACCGATGAGATGGCGGCGAACGCGCGGCGCGCGCTTGCGTGGCGCGACGAATACGGGCGCGGCGGCACCGCTGTCGGCATCGCTCGCGCGCGCGATATCAGCAACGGTCGCCGTCTGCCGCGCGACACCATCATGCGGATGGTCTCGTTCTTCGCGCGGCACGAAGTGGACAAGGAGGCCGAGGGCTTCCGCCAGGGCGAGCCGGGATTCCCGTCGAACGGACGCATCGCGTGGGATCTCTGGGGCGGCGACGCTGGCCGCGCATGGGCGAACAGGATCGCCGACAGGATTGAGGAGCTCGGAGAATGAGCAACGGCGTCGCGAGCATCGCGCTCGAAGTCAAGTTCGCGTCCGACAAGCCGATGGGCTCGTTCTCGGGCTACGGCGCGGTCTACGGCAACATCGACGAGGGCGGCGACATGATCACGCCAGGCGCGATGGCGCGCAGCCTCGCGTCGTGGGGCGCGAAGAACATGCTCCCGGCCATGTACTACAACCATGACCGCTCCAAGGGCGCTGTCGGCGTCTGGGAAAAAATGAGCGAGGACCAGAACGGTCTGCATGTCGAGGGCCGGATCATCGGCCTCGACACCGACGAGGGGAAGATGACCTACGCGCGCTTGCGTGAAGGCGCGATCAAGGGCATGAGCATCGGCTATCGTGTCCCCGCCGGCGGATCGAAGATGGGAACGGGTCGCACCGGAGAGCCGCGCCGCTGGTTGAAGGCCATCGATCTGCGCGAAGTCTCGGTCGTTGACGACCCGATGAACCCGCTCGCGAAGCTCGCCTACCTCAAGAGCGCGCCCGCGCTCATTCTCGACGCGCGCGGCCTTGAGGCTGCTCTGCGCGACGAGCACGAGATGTCCATCGCCGAGGCCAAGAGCCTCGTCTCGGTGGTCCGTCGTCATCTGCGCGATGCAGCTGACGAACACGCCGACGCCTCTCGTGATGACGAGGTCGAGGCTTTGGTCGCGTCGCTCAAGCGCGCGACTTCCATCCTCTCCACGAAAGGTTAGTCCAATGGAACTCAACGAACTGAAGGGCGCGGTCGATGCTGTCGGCTCCGCTTTCGAGGCTTTCAAGCAGACCAACGATGCGCGTCTGGCCGAGATCGAAAAGAAGGGCTCTGCCGACGTCGTGACGCGCGACAAGCTCGACCGGATCGAGACGTCGTTGTCGAAGTACGAGTCGCTGAACCAGAAGCTGGTCCAGGCCGAGCTCGCGGCGAAGAACGCCTCCGAGACCGCCGCCGATCTGGCCGCGAAGCTGAACCGGATGGGCTCCGGCAAGGCCGCTCCCGAGGTCGACGAGGTCAAGGCGCGTGCGAACGACTGGATGCGCGCTGTCGTGCGCTCCATCGCGCGCGGTGATGGCGCTCTGTCCGAGAGCGAGCGCAAGAGCCTCGACGGCGTCGCCGCCGAGATGAAGTCGCTGTCGCTGTCGCCCGACACGCTCGGTGGCTATCTCGCGCCGACCGAGTACGTTCGCGAGATCATCAAGGGTGTGGTCGAAGTTACGCCGTTCCGCGCTGTCGCGCGGACCCGGCAGACCACGCAGAAGGCGATCCAGCTGCCGAAGCGCACCGGCACCTTCTCGGCGCAGTGGGTCCAGGAGCAGGGCACGCGCTCCGAGACCACCGGGCTGACGTACGGGATGGATGAGATCCCGACGCATGAGATGTATGCGCTCGTGGACATCACGAATC